CGGGCATGGCTGGCCGAGCAGGAAGTGGCCGAATACTGGTATGTGGTGAAGGATGACGGCTTCTGGGCAAAGCTCAAACGAAAGATTTCAGGAATCTTCGGCAAATCAAAACCTGAATACCGTCTGAAGAGTGCCATCTGGTCTCCGTTCCGTGGCGACAAGCTCTATCCCTTCTTCAATGATCAGGGGGATTTGGTAGCCCTATCCCGTGAGTACAAGAAGAAAGACCTGAACGATGTAGAGATTACATGTTTCATGACCATTACCAAGGACATGGTTTATCAGTGGGAACTGACAAGCAACTGGACTGACAAAGGCTCATTTGCTCATGGATTCAAGAAGATGCCGGTGATTTATATGTACCGTCCGGAAGCGTACTGTGAAAAGATAAAGAGCCTCCGTGTAAGACTGGAGAAGCTTCTCTCAAACTATGCAGACTGTATCGACTACCACTTCTTCCCTATCCTCATGCTTTTTGGTAACGTGGAGAATTTCTCAGGTGAGTTCAAGAACCGTGTTGTCGAGTTGACCGGCCAGGGAGCAAATGCCCAGTATCTTACCTGGTCACAGGTACCTGATACTGTCAAGTTCGAGGTAGAAACCTTGCTGAGCCAGATATATGGACTGACCAATACACCCAGAATCTCTTTTGACTCCCTGAAAGGTACAGGAAACGCCGTTTCCGGTGTGACTTTCGATTATGTGTTTATGTCCACCCACCTTAACGTAGAAAATCTGAACGAGATCGTCGGCGAGTTCATGCAACGACGTGTAAATTTCCTTGTCTCCGCGTTGGGTTCCGTGAATTCCACCCTTGAAGAAGCCTCCGAAACCATCGATGTGGATGTGCAGATGCAGCCGTATAAGCTGGAGGACATCAAAGACAAGATAGACACAGCTATCAAGGCCAAGGACGGTGAAATCTGGTCTCAACAGCGGGCCATTACCTTTGTGGGGAACGTGGATGCAGTTCTGGATGAGATTGAAGCCATCAAGGAAGAGCAATCTGAGAAACAGAAGAACGACATCGAGAAGCAGAAACAGCTTTCCTCTCTTAAAAGTTCCAGCAGTAAATCTGAAGAATAGAACAACCCAGTCAGAATATTTACGGGGATAATACAAAACAGAATGATATAAATCTAAAATATTGACTATTTGAGTAGCGGTATCTTTCGAGGTATCGCTATTTTCTTTATCATAGTAAAAACATGAATACTTCTTTGTGATTATTCGTTATTTTACTATATTTGCATCGTAATTAAGTCTTAAACGCTATGAGCTACAAATCAGTTAAAGACGTTGTAACGCTGCTTACTGAAAATGGCTTTTGGTTCGTGAGGCAGAAAGGCAGTCACATGGTTTACACTGATGGTAGCCATGTAGTGATTGTCCCCGACCACGGCAAGAAAGGCGTTGAGAAAGGCACTTATTACAACATTCTGAGGCAAGCGGGGCTAAAATAGCCCCCGCCTCTTTTGTTTAACGATAAAAAGGAGGTCAGTATGAAAACCGTAGAAGTGATTGTAGAACATGCTGGTAATAATCTTAGTGCCTATATTGAAGGTGCTCCGGTGATTACTGTCGGTAACGACGTAAAGGAAATCGAGAAGAACATGAAGGAAGCTGTTGAACTTTACCTGGAGTCATGCAAGGAGATGAACATCGCTCCAGTGGAAATTTTGCAGGGAGAGTTCACATTGAAGTTCAAGATAGATGCTGCCACTTTCATCAACTATTACAGCAGTATCTTTACTAAAGCTGCTTTGAGCCGGATAACTGGAATTAATGAGCGTCAGTTGTGGCATTATGCGGCTGGAGTACACAAACCCCGTAAACAGCAGTTGGAGAAGATTCAGAAAGGTATTAACGCGCTGACAGAGGAACTGGCAGCTATAAATTTGTTATGATTATTAATTAAATATAATGGAGGATAGTACAATGAAAGCAAAAGATGTAAATCCAAGTAATTTTAAGGTTGAGAATGTTGTATTTGAAAATGATGATTTTTCTATAGCGATAGGTATTTGGGAAAATGGGGAAAGAAGAATGGCAATGAGATGGAATGGCTATGGAGATGATCCCGGATACCCAAAATTATTTAAAAATCCAGTCTGGTTCATGGTTGATGACTCTTTAATTTTACCTTTCCTGAATGCTTTGAGGAACGTAAAAGATTCTGACAAAAAAGAAATAGAAGCAGCTATATTGAAATTTTAAAAGTATAATTGAATGATGTTCCAGCGTGATTACCCTAGTAGTCACGCTTTCTTTTTGTCTAAAAACGAACATTCCCCTAATTGTTTCGTATCGTTAGCCTTAAAATTTCCCCTTCCCTTTCTCTATAAGTAAATTTACCGTATGAAATTATTAATCAAACTCATACGGTATGACAATCTTTGAACAAATCTTGGCAGGACTGCAACAGAAATTCGCTGGGGTGGACACTGCCACACTCACCCGTATCGCCACAAAGAAGGCAGAGGGTGTAACGGACGAAACGAAGGTGACCTCCATCGTTGAGGGTATCTCATTTCAGGACGTGATGCAAAACTATGGTGATTTCCGTGCAGGACAGGCGCAGACTTCCGCTGTTTCAAACTACGAGAAGAAGCATGGACTGAAAGACGGAAAACCAATCGAGAATCCGAAACCAGAACCACCGAAACCAAACGACCCTCCAAAGCCGCAGGAGACAGACATCGCAAAGATGATTGCCGATGGCATTGCCGCCGGTATCAAGCCGTTTGCCGACAAGCTGGCCAAAATGGAGGAAAATGAAGCGCAGGCGCAGCGCAATTCTCAGATTTCAGCAGTGGCGAAGAAGTACGGTATTCCCGAATTTATGCTGAAAGACCGCAACATTCCTGAGAACACGGACTTGGATACTTATTTCAAGGACATGAAGCAGGATATGTCTAACAACGGGTTTCAGTTCTCCAAAGCTCCTGAGACTGCCGAACAGAAGCAGGAGAAAGAAGCGAGTGAGTTCGCCAAAATGATTGAGGCGGACACAAAATCTATTGTCGAACAACAAAACAAGTAATTTATGTCAGCAGGATACAAGTATTACATGGAGCCTGAACCGTCCATCGAGGAACGCTATGATGTTTCTACCGGAGTAAGCCGCAGAGGGCCTTACAAGCTGGATACGACCAACCTTGTTGCTGGTTCATTTCTTCCATCCTTCACTCCCATTGCCGCCGACTTAGTAAAGAAAACCGCTCAGGTGGCCATCCGTGTAGAAGTCTATGAAAAGTTTACCACCGGTTCCAATACCACTTTGAAGATCAAGAAAAACTCTTTGGCTTATGTGGGTATGCATCTGGGTAATGGTTCTCATGGAGCTACCATCAACAGTATTGACAAATCAGACAAAGCTTTCGATAAGTTGACACTGGCTGCCGACTTTGGCGAAACAGTGGAAGTTGGTACTGTACTCTATGAAGCTACAGCTGTAAGCGGTACTACTCCAAAGGTAGTTGCTAACTCAGCTTTGTACGGAAGAGTACAAGTAGAAGAAGGCGTTGTATTAGTTGCTCTTTTGATGCGAGCATTTGAAATTGAGCCTACCAAATTGGCTATGCCTTTCTCTGACATTGATAAGGCTAACATGCCGCATTTCCAGTTCAACGCTGCAGGCGTGCAATCCCCGGCTGGTGTTTCGTATGAACTGCCAGAAGCTTCTGATTCTGTGATGGGAGGTATTCAGTTGGGATTCTCTCAAAGCGGAAAGAAATATCCAGTAGCATTGGAAGGTGGAAAGGCGTATGTAGAAGTACCTTGGACGGACAATAACACTACCTATCAGGCAGCTAACTCAAGTACCTTGGGATTGGTAAAGCAGGGTGCAAAAGTTGATGATGCAGCAGGTGGTGATGAGAAAGATAAAATTAATGCTCTTCTAGCATCGTTGAGAGCAGCAGGTATAATTGCAAGCAAATAAAGAAAGGAGGACTAATATATGATGCTAACTATTCATACTCTGTTTAACGACCCCAACATCGTTAACGCCGTTATTCAGCGTGTCCTTCAGACTCGTAAGGATACAATCTACTGGCAGCAGTACCTCGATTTCCGTAGAACGACTACTCGTGTGTTCAAGGACTACATCGGACAAGTTACGGGCGTGATGGCCGGTTCTATCAACTCTCGTTATGGTGAGAAGCCTATCCGTGAACGCCGGAATATCGGCTCAGGATATGGTGAAATCGCTTATCTTGGCGATGCTTACCAGATTTCCATTGACCGCTTGTCTGAGCTTCAGGACTTGATTGACAAGTTCAATGCAGCTAAACCTGCCGACCAGGTAGCAGCCATGCAGGAAATCGTGAACTTCATCTATGATGATTACCGTCAGGTACTTTTGGCAGCCCACAAGCGCATGGATATTATTGTAGGTTCACTTCTGATGACCGGAGAAGCAACAGTCAAGAATAAGGATGACAATGCCGGAGGCGTTGACCTTCTCGACATTGAATTGCCGTTCAAGTTCATCAAGCCTGATACTGGTGCGAAGACGAACTTCATCACCTATTTGCAGCAGCAGATTAATGCTCTGAAAGCTGATTATGGAAACTTCCAGAAGATGATTATGTCCCGAGGAACTTTCGTGAAGAATATCATCGGGTCGGCTGAGTTTGGTGACAAGTTCAAGATGCAGCTTACAGGAAATGAAATGTACCTTTCAACCGGTTTGATTACATCTCAACTGGCTTCCCAAGTGTTCACTGGC